TTGTCAAATTCCACAATGATTACGATCCAGTGTGGATTACTCTGAACATAGGGTTAGGGAGAGCCGGGGCACGGGAACAGCGAATCTGGGTAATACTAGGCCAGATTCGGTGCCAGAGGGTCTGTCATTTCAGAAAATGAGCAAAAGTAGAAACTGGTGCTTTACCCTAAATAATCCTGAACAGGACTTGTCACTTTTAAAAAATAATCTTCTTGTTAAGACCTTAATTTATAACCTAGAATTAGGAGAAGAAGAATTAACTTTACATTATCAAGGCTACATCGAACTATGTCAACCGAGAGCACTAACTTATTTGAAGCAGCTTATTCCGCGGGCACACTTCGAACCGAGGAAGGGGACGAGACAACAAGCAATATGGTATTGTCTGAAGGATCTAGAGAGCACCTTTGGGATTACGCGCTGTGGGAACTCGATAACCGACACGACGCCCAGGTCCTCCGAATCATGGAAGAGTATGACGATCAGCGAGGCAGAAGCCCTAGGAGCGCATATCTTCGTGCGTGGAGAAGACTTCGTGGACTTAAATGCGCTAGAAGATTGGACTTCGGAAGTGAAGAAGACTAATGTAGATGACCGTTTAATCTCAATACAGTCGCAAATAAAAAGGGGAGCGTCCGATCTCGATTTAACTGAATTTGATTTTCCAATTTGGGTTAAATATCATAAACAACTAAGTCATTATCGTATGTTAATACAACCTAAGAGAGCTAATGTGGATATGAAGGTTATTGTTATTATGGGGCCTACTGGTACGGGGAAAAGTAAGTGGGCAATGGAAAACTATCCGACAGCATTTTGGAAACAGAGAAGTAATTGGTGGGATGGATATGCAGGAGAAGAAACAGTGATTGTAGATGAATTTTATGGATGGCTACCATTTGATACCTTACTACGTCTATGCGATAGATATCCTATGAAAGTTGAAACTAAAGGCGGGCAAGTGGAATTTACCTCCTCTACCCTTATCTTTACTACGAACCAATACCCTGACCTCTGGTATAAGAAAGCATATTTCCCGGCCCTTGAGCGAAGAGTATCAGAGTGGCATGTAATGAACAGCTTAAGAGATCATCAGATATTCAAAAAATACGAAAACGCAAAGGCAATGTACTTGCCAGCAAACAGTTCATGGGATGAATAATATATTAATTAGGTGAAGTTACAGAAGCAGTACCGGCATCATAACGATCACGGTCGTCATTTGCACCTTCTACTTTATAAAAGTACTTTCTAGTAGAACCTACAGTGATTTGTTCACCATACTCACCAACTTGGGCACCTATAGTTAAACCAGGTACTATCTTAAAAAATATAAATAAAAAGCGTGTCCACTTGGGCTTATTTGCACCATTCTCATTACTTAGGTCCTTAATCGTCGAAACACGACGCTTAGGGTCTCTAACTTGATATGTGATAGTGTCACCATTTGGTATGAAAAACTTTGTCTTTTTCCATATCTTTACTCCGTATCGCCCTAAGGCAAACGGTATCTCAAAAGGCGTGGCGCCTCGAGAATCAATTTTGATTGTACTTCCAGAAGCATTAAGAACTTTAACAAATGCTTCCTCTGTATTAAATAGACTACCTAAATTACCATAACTAGTCGTAGCATTAACGAAATCTTTACTAGCAGAAATCTCGTAAATGTCTAACTCAAGCTTAGCTCTACTATCTAAAGGAGTTCCACTTTCTTCTCTTACAAAAGAAGTGTTTCTAATAGTTACATCATGAATAGCACTTTGAAATAACAACTTAGTACTATTCTCTAGGGTTATACCAGCTGCAGTAGTAGGGTTACCAGCAACGTTTTCTAACCCTGCAACAGTGTTTAAATCATTGAGCCAATTGTTTGTACTTTGTAGAGGATAGAGCGCAAGAGTAAGTACACCTTGCTGATTGGCAGTATAATTACCACAAACAATACTATTATTGGCCAACCATGTACGTGATCCAAGTTCCTTCTCAGCAACTGCATGGACACGGTTAATAAATTTCTTCCAACGTCTTTTCTTACGTCTAGGCATGTTTCTCTTGCGATACACCTGACGCCTATCATGTTGGGTCGTGATACCAGTTCCACTAGACATCCTTTGTCTAGATCTAGTCATTGTCATACTCCCTGACAGAGCATTTCTAATACGAGGAACAATTGCGCGACCAGCAGCAATGCCAGAAGTAAATGCACCACCAAGAGCATAAGGTCTATATCTTTGTATCGGACCATACCTTCTTCCGGAACGTGTTTTTCCCATATAACCTCTTTTTGTCAAATTCCACAATGATTACGAT